TGCGGCGGTTGGTACGGGGCGAAGGTGTGGCACTCCACGGACAAGTACCGCAGAGTCATCTACCGCTGCAACAAGAAATATGCCCAGAAGGGAAAGCCCTGCAGCACAAGGCATCTGACGGAGGAGGAGATCAAACGAATTTTCGTCAAGGCTCTGAACTCTTTAGTGGAGGTCAAAGAGAACGTGATTGCGGAACTCACGGAGCTGATTGACAGTGTTTGCCAAACGGGGGAGCTGTTGGAGGAACACGATAGGGTAGAACAAGAACTTCGCATCCTTGCAGAACGCCTTGAAACGCTGATTCGAGAGAATGCACGGGTAGCACAGGATCAGACGGTGTATCTGAAACAGGAAAATGAGATTCGCGCACTCTATGTGGAAAAGCAGGGGCATCTGGCGAGGTTGGACGAGCGAATTGCCGAGAGGGAGAGCAAGAGAAACATCTTGGAGGGCATGATTCAAGTGGTATGCGGTATCAACGAGGAGCAGGTTGCGTTCGATGAGGAGCTATGGGGCGGGCTGCTCGATCACATTGTAGTCAAGGAGGACGGGCAGGTGGTTGTTGTTTTCAAGGGCGGGATTGAGGTTGGTATTGGGGGATAAATTCTCCATTTATTTATATGCACTTGGATAAATGTGCAAAAAAATGCACATCACATGTGCTATACTCTCTGTGTAAGTAAGACGAGGGGGAGACAGAGCGATGTACGGTGCAAATAAGAAAATGCTGAATCTGTTGATTCTGAAGGTGTTACAGGAACACTCGGATGCAGAGCATCGGCTGACGCAAGGCGAGATTATCCGTCTGCTCGATCTGCAGTACGGGATTCCCTGTGACCGCCGCTCGGTGCGCAGCAACATCCAGTCGCTGCAGGACATGGGGTACGACATTGCGACGCACGGCGGCTGTTGGCTCGTGGAGCGGGACTTCGATGATGCTGAGCTGCGCATGCTGATCGACAGCGTGCTGTTCTCGCGGACGTTATCGACGGTGCAGGCAAGGCGGCTCGTTGAAAAGCTGCGGTCATTCGGGAATCGTTACTTTCATGCGAAGGTGGCGCACATCTCGAACCTCCCCGAACTCGCACATGCGGACAATAAGCAGGTGATGATTGCGCTCGATGTGCTCAACGATGCCATCGAGGAAAAACGCAAGGTGCGGTTCACCTACAACACCTATGGGACGGACTTCAAACTCCATCCGAAACGGAGTGAACCCTATATCGTGAGCCCCTACCAACTTTCCGCGCACAATGGATGGTACTATCTCATTGGAAATCACGATGCTCACGAAAATGTGTCGCACTATCGTGTTGACCGCATCACGGCGATCGAGATGCTGCCCGATGTGGCAAAGCCGAAGAAATCCGTGCGTGACTTCGCCCGTGGATTCAGCCTCCCACGCCACATGGCAGAGCATATCTATATGTTCGGCGGGGAGAGCGTTACCGTGAAGATGCGGACAAACACCTCCATGATGGATGCACTCGTTGACTGGTTTGGCAAAGATTTCCACATTATGCAGGAGGAGAACGATCAGATGATTGTTACACTCTCGTGCAATGAGGCAGCGATGAAGTATTGGGCACTGCAGTACGGTCTGCATGTTGAGATTTTGGAGCCGCAGAGTCTGCGCACGGCAGTTCGTGAGGCTGTACGGAAGATGGCAAGTGTGTATGAGGAGGACGTATGAATCTTTGGAGCAACATCTACACCTATAGACTGACGCCGGAGGAAATGGAATGGGTGCGCAGGACATTCGTGACAGACTTTGGGTTTCATCTGTATGAGGCAGAGGAGTTCAGCGACCTGCTTGCATTTCCGGCGATTGGCCTTTTCGTGCACCCGTATGCAATGGACGCGGATGAACGTGAGATGCTTTTGGACTTTTATCAGGTCGCCTATGCCCATGACAGGAGTCTGATCATCGTATTCATGGACGCGGTGGAGATTCCGCCGACCCTCGTAGGCGCCTCTATCTACATTTATGAGTGGGGACGTGAATGGATTGCACGGATACAGGATGGCCTCATTTCCTGTGCAGGAATACGGGAGCGGGAGCGGAGGGATGCATGCCTGACGATGGGTGACATCGAGGAGGAATGAAGGATATGGAACTCATGGAGCGTTACGAGGTTCTCAAGTCAAAAGTTGTGCGGCGTAGAGAGGAGTTTCGTACGCTGATGTCGTATATTGAGCAGGAGACGGCGTATCTGACGGCACCCGCCTCGACGCGCTACCATCTCTGTCGAGAATGCGGATTGCTTGAACACAGCGTCAATGTCGCTGAACATCTGCTGCGTATCAAGGCGGTGCTTGCCCCTGAGATCAGTGAGGAGAGCTGCGTCATCGTCGCACTCCTCCATGACCTCGGCAAGGCAGGAATGCCCGGAATGCCGCAGTATCTGCGCAGCGAACCGTCATCTGGTGAGCGAGTATCGCGCAGCCCATATCGTTTTAACCGCGACCTCCTC